AAATCGCGGTAAAATCACTGGTGAGTCTTTTACCATCAATGATATGGGTCAAGTGGAAATGTCAGCGTCAGGTGCTCGTATGGGCAACACGACTTGGACGATTCCAGATGCAGGTATGCGCTCGGTCTTAATGAATGACTTTGATCTATTTATCCCGATTGAACCGCGTGATGTTCCGAAGTTAAAAGCCAATCCACAAGATAAATACATGAAGCTTTTGCTGAGTGCACGTGGTCGTAAAATTGACGATATTATTTATCAAGCGGCAGTTGGTTCGGTAAGCCGTAAAGTGGTTGATGATGCAGGCGTATCTTCTACGTCGGCAGTTGTATTGCCCGCAGGTCAAATCATTCTATCCGCCTTCGGCACATTGAAGCAGCAACTTGTAAAAGCTAAATCAATTTTCCGCAAAACTGAAAATGATGAGCATAACGGTGAGCAGCTATACATCCTTTACACCGATGTAATGCTTGAGAAAATCTTAGGTGATACCACGCTCACATCCGCTGATTTTATGGCAGGGAAAATGCTGCAAGAAGGTGGTGTCGGTGGTAAATGGTTAGGCTTTAACTGGATTCCTTACCAAAAATTAAACAATGGTGCAGCTGGTGCTACTGAGCGTCGTACCGTTGCATATTGTGGTTCGGCGGTGCATTTTGGTGATGCAGATATTACAGGCTTTGACATCAGTACGCGTCCAGACAAAAAGAACATGAAGCAGGTTGGTGGTGTTCATTCGTTTGGTGCGGGTCGTGCTAATGAAACCAAAGTGGTTGCGATTGATTTTGTAGTCTAACAGTCAACTTTGGCTTCACACCTCTGAGCAGGGTGTGAGGTCTTTAAGAGAAAGCAGTAGCACCAAAAGTCACACCGGAACAAATTAAGGAATTATTGGCCCGCGTGCAATTGCATTTTACTTTTGGTGAAACACCGACTAAATACGTTCGCGCGGATGCATGGCTTGATGGGTCCTTTCATCTAGCAACGGCAATGTCAAAAGCAGTTAATCCTGAAAATTTTAGCAAAGAGCTTGGTATTGGGTACGCATCCAAGGACGCTTTAAAAACTGCAGAAAACAAATTGTGGGAATTGGAAGGCTATCGCTTGTTCCGTGGCTAACACCCAACAAACCTAACCTTAAAAGCCTTCAAGATCATTAAAACTTGAGGGCTTTTTCTATGACAACTACAAGCATATCTATCTGCAATGAAGCGCTGAGCATGATCGGTGCTAAAACGATTCAATCCTTTGATGACAACACAGAAAATGCACGTCGTTGTGCTTCGGTTTACGACTCATCACGTAAAGCATTGTTGCGTATGCACCCATGGTCATTTGCTCGTAAACGTGAGCAGCTTGCTCCAGTGGTGACGCATCCATCATTTGGCTATTCACACGCATTTCCATTGCCTAACGATTTCCTACGAGTGATTGACACAGGGCAAGAGTTTTACGAAGTAGAGGGTCGGCATATTCTAGCAAATTCGAATTTGATCAACTTAGTCTACGTTTCAGACAATGATAACGAACAGACTTGGGATTCATTATTTTGTGAGTGCATGGCGTTGTACTTGGTTCATAAACTCGCAAAGCCAATCACAGGCAGCCAAACCGAAGCAGATAGTGCATGGCAAAAACTTCAAAATCTATTGAAGCAAGCACGCGCTATCAACGGTCAAGAGCGTCCAGCGCAAGACTTTGTCGCTGATTATGTTCCAACTCTTATGACGGTGCGCAACTAATGAAACAGTTCATCATGAAGAATAATTTCAGTGCGGGGGAGTTAGCTCCAGCACTGTATACACGTACTGATATTCAGCAATATGGCAATGGTGCAAAGACCTTAAAAAATGTAATTCCATTGGTTGAGGGTGGGGTGCGAAAAAGACCAGGTACTTTGTTTTTAAGTGAGCAAGCAGGGGCGGTGCGCATCATTCCATTCATTGTGAATTCTGAAAGTTCATTCATGCTAATTTTGAAGCCGTTGCTGTTAGAAGTCTTTAATCCCCGAACCAACTTAATCATTGCATCCGTTGTGACACCTTATACCGATGAACAAATCTCTGACATTCAGTTTGTACAATATCGCTATGAAATGTTCATGACGCATAGCGATTTACCCGTGCAGAAAGTTTCTTGTAATCCTAGTTTTGCAGATTGGCAGATCAATCAATTTGCATACACACATGCACCTACAGATTCAGAGAGTGCGCGTTATCCATTCCGAAAAGGCAAGCCGTCGGGCAAGGATTTAGGGGCTTTTATTTCATTTAAATTAAATGCAACAAGTGATTGGGACAACATACAAGTGTATTTGACAGGTGATGTTGTTGCATATTTGGGGGCGTATTATCAAGCATTGCGTGGTAATACCAATAAGCAACCCGACACAGAAACGTTAGACTGGATATTAACAACTGCGGAAACAAGTGCTGTATTTTCAGCGGCAGATGTAGGCAATTACATTGAAGTGAATGGCGGCATACTGCGAATTACTAAATTTATTAATGCTGATGAGGTGCAAGGGGAGATTCTTAGAAAATTAGATGCTGATATTTTGGCAATCGAACGCTCTTGGGGAATTATTCCACCAGCTTTTAATGCTGAAAATGGGTATCCACGTTGCTGTACGTTCTATAAACAACGATTAGTTATAGCAAATACCAAGAAAGCGCCTAATAAAATTTGGTTTAGTGCAGTTGGTAATAATGGTGATTTTCTTGAAACCACAGAAGATGCAGATGCATTTAGTATCGTTTCAGCTTCAGGATTAGCTAATAGCATTTTATTCTTGGAGGCACAGCGTGGCGTGGTTTGTTTAACGTCAGGCGGTGAATACATGGTTGATTCCGATGGCGCATTAACGCCGACAACAGTAAACATCAATGAGCATAGTGCATACGGTGTTTATCCTATTACGCGCCCTGAACGAGTCGGTAATGAGTTGCTATTCGTGCAGCGTGGCGGTGAACGTGTACGTGCTTTGACATATCGCTTTGAAGTCGATGGATTAGTTTCTCCTGAAATCAGTTCTTTGTCCTCTCATATTGGTGAATTACACAAAGGTGTGAATGAAATCTCATATCAGCAAGAGCCTGAAAACTTGGTTTGGTGTGTTCTTGGCGATGGTAGGGTTGCATCAATAACGTTCAATCGTGATCAAGAAGTAGTTGCATGGGCGCAGCATGATTTTGGTGGCGAAGTAAAGAGCATGTGTTCAATGCCTACGCAACTCGGTGCAGATCGTTCATTTATGCTGATTAAGCGTAACACCGCAGTTTGCTTGGAAGAGCTATCTTTCGACGCATACACTGATTCACAGCGCAATATTACACCACTCACAAACACTGTGAGTAAGGGTGCGCCTTACCTTAGTGATATTGCGGTTTATCAGCTAGAGGGTGAAGCTATTTATGAGATTGGATTTGTAGATAACGGCTCGACAATGACGTTTCAAGACGTGGCAGGTCAAGAGATTAGCTTTGGTGAAACTATCGAATGCATCGTTGAGCTTTTCCCACCTGAGCTAACTCAAGCACCGTTATCTACAATGATGCACAAAGCAAAAATTGATCGAATCGCATTCTTTTTTAATAAGACGATTGCCCCTGAAATCAACGGTGAAATGATTGAACTGTTTACTTTTGACGATAATCCACTCGACCCAAGAAAGCCGCACACTGGCTATCATTTACACGAGGGAGGGCATTGGGAGGATTTGCATAAAATGCCGTTAATCATTTCACACAACAAACCTCTGCCGTTTCACTTGCAAGCTATCACTATGCAATTGTCAATCAATGAGAAATAGCCATGAAAATACGTGCAGCAACACTTTCCGATGTTTCTGTCATGGTTGAATTGGGGAGTGAGTTTATAAAAGAAGCCCCTAATTATCAAAACCGTCCATATCTTGCGGAAAATGCAGCCAAGCATTTCACTTACTTGATCAAAGGCGGCGGGGTGATCTTTCTAGTTGAACTAAATGAGCAGATCATTGGCGGTTTTGTTGGCCGTATCGGTGGTGATTGGTTCAATGACATCAAGATTGCTTTTGATGATGTGTTGTATGTCGTTCCTGAGTATCGTAAATCACGTGCAGCACAGATGCTTATTCAGGCGTTCATTGGTTGGGCGGCTGCTATGGGGGCAAGTCGTATCCAATGCGGTACAACGACTGGTGTTGAATCTCAATCATGCGTTCGACTGTATGAAAGTTTTGGGTTTAAGCAATACGGCACTGTTTTGGATTTGGAGTTAAAAGCGTGAGCGATATTATTCAGCAAGATAACACTGATTTATTAAAGCAAATTTTAGACAATCCTGAGCGTAGAACGTATATCGAAGTGGTTAAAAAGATTCAAAATTACTTTGTAGCAGGGATTAAAGAAAATCAGATTGATGAAGTAATTCCACCTGTAAAGCACCACTTTGGCCCTGATGTTTACATGCGTCAGATGGATGCTAAAGCTAGAACGTTGGTTATTAGCAAAATGCACAGTACCGAGCATTTTAATATCTTACTTAAAGGTGCAGTTTCACTGATTACCGAAGATGGCATTAAGGATGTATATGCTGGTCAAGTCATGCTGTCTAAAGCAGGGACTAAGCGAATTGGATATTTTCATGAAGATAGCTCTTGGCTAACCATCCATCCAAATACGTTAAATGAAACCAATACTGAAAAGCTAGAAGATGATCTAACTATTCCTGAAAGTGAAATTGATAATTTCCTAGCGAGTATTGGATATCAAGATAAGGAGTTTATTGCATGAGCATGGCTTATGTTGCAGTTGCCGCAACGGTTGTGAGTGCGGCAATCACTGGATATTCAAGCTATCAGAATAATAAAGCTGCTGGCGAACAAGCGGAAGCAGATGCTGATGCTGTAAAAGCGCGTGGTCGTCTTGAGGCGGAACGCATCCGAAAGGAAAAAGGGAAAGCACAATCCGCCGCACGTGCGGCTGCGGCTGGTAATGGGCTTGATGTAAATGAGGGTACGTCCATTGTCATCAATGATTCAATTGAGCAAGCAGGCAACTATGATGCGGCAATGGCAGAGGTCACTGGATATAATTCTTCTCAACGCTTAAAAGCGGAAGCGAGCGTGCATAAAAACAATGCTGGTACTGCTGCTGCAACTGGTGCCTTAAATACCGTATCTGCTGGTGCAAGTGGTTATAGCTCACTCTCTCAGAATAATAAAGGCTCAACTGGTGGGGGGTGGAAATAATGGCTAAAATTCCTATGGGCAATTTCGGTCAATCTATGCCACAGGTTGAACGTATCCAAATGCCACAGAATCAAACTGGTCAGATGATTGCAGGAGCTTTGCAGAATATTGGTCAAGTGGCTGGTCAGGTTGCACAGCAACGCAAACAAGAACAAAATGAAAAAGATCGACTGCAAGGGGCGACGGTCGCAAGCAGTTTCAGTCTTGATATTGAGAACATGGCTGGTGAATACCGTCAACGTGTTGCATCGGGGGAAGATGCGACTGTAATTGACCGTGAGTTCAGTACGGATTTTGCAAAACGTTTGGATGAATCCTTGTCACAAATACCTGAGTCAGTGAGAAAGGACTTTGCGCCTAAGTTTACTGATTTTGGTAATCGTCAGATCAGTTCATTTTATGATATTGGTCAAAAAACCGAAGCGGATACAGCGCGGACAAGTGCAAAACTCACATTAGATAATCTTGCCAAAATGAAAAACTCGGATATGGCAGATCAGTATGCTGGAGAGACTATTCAGGCAAGTAAAAAATATCTATCTCCTAGCGAAGCACTGGAATACGCAAAAGAGTATAAGCAAAACCAAAGTATAAATACTATAAATGAGAGCATTCTTACTTCAACTCAAAAGGCAGATATTCAAGGCTTGCAGAAGATTTATGCGGAATTAGATAAGCCTGATAGTAAGTTCAACAGCCTTGATGGGCAGACAATCCATTCGTTTAAATCCACAATTACAAGCCGCATTGAAGCTTTGAATCATCGTGCGCAAGTGGTTGAAAATGAGCGTGTGCAGAGCGCAGGGACGGTATTTAATCAATATAAATCGCAAGTGCTGACAGGTCGTGCGCTCGATGATGCTTATTCGACAGATGTTGGTGTAGCAGTTAAAGGTACTGAGTACGAAAGCGAGTATGAGTTTTATAAACAGCATTCGGGCAATTTTCAAAAGTTTAGCAATTTATCCACGCCTGAAATGCTAAAGCGATTAAACACACAAAAGGCAAACTCTAAAAACACGACATCAAATGACCCTGTGACTGAAAACAAAATATTCGGGGTATATCAGTCCATTTATGACGAAAAGCTCAAAACAATTAAAGAAAACCCGAATCAAGCGGTACGTGAAGTCGGTTTAGAAGTTAATTCAATCACTGGTGCAGAGTTAAAAGCCAATCCGCAAAGTGTTGTAAAAAAGATCATCGGCAATGCCACAAAACAGGCGGCTTTGAAGGATGAAAATTTATCTATTAAGCCAATCTCTACTGAAGATTTACCTGAAGCTAAAAAAGCATTTGATGCAATGCCGGCTGATAAGAAACTTGATTTTATTGCGGCATTGGTCAACCAAAGCAAAGGTATTGCAGGTGGTAATAAAATTTGGGGGGCGGCATTAGAGCAGCTTGGCGGTGGCAATAAAAACTACATTGCGGCAGGAATGGCAAGGGCAAAAGGCTTTGGTTCTTCTGATGGTCGTGATGTGGCGGAGTCAATTTTAACTGGAACAGATCTGCTTAAAAACAAGCAATTAATGATGCCGAAAGAGGACATCATGCGGCAGAAATTCACCGTTTATGCTGGGAATACTTTACAAGGTGAAAAAGCGAATACAGCCTATGAAACATTTAAAGCAATTTATGCTGATACGATGGCTGAGCGTGGTTTTAGTCACACAACAAAAGATGCTAACCCTGATAAAAACATTCTAAAAACTGCTTTAGAAATGGCAACAGGTGGGGTTTATAACCAGCCTGATGATTATCGTAATTATCGTGGTGTCAAAACGTCAAGTTGGAAAGTAACGAAACCTTATGGCATGTCAGATGAAAAGTTTGAGAATCGATTAGAAGATGGTTATGCCAGAATTTCAGAGCAGACAGGCATTAGTGTATCAGACCTTCAAGGTTTCCGATTGGTTCAGGGCAAGCCGTCAGATAAGGGCGAAATTCAATATGATTTAATCAATGAGCAGGGGCAGAAACTCATCAAAGATAATGCTATTTGGCGTGTCAAAATGCATGGGGTTACGAAATGACTTGGTTTAATGACTTTGCCGATGATGAAACCTTAGCAATTGAAGAATTGCAGAAGAAGCCGCTTAAACAGATGCCGCCTGTTAAAAAAGAAGTTGGCTTGTTTGATGGTGCAGCTTCAAGTCCTTTGCGTGGTGCAGCGGCAGGCTTTGCTAAAGCGGCGGATACATTGGCAGCACCGATTGACCGTGTTATTGATCACTTAACTTATTCAATCAATGATGAAGATGATTTTTCTAAGCCATTGGATGTGCGAAAAGAAAGTCCAGGTGAGTATTTAGATCGAAAGGATGATGCTCGAAATGAGCTTATTCTGGGCGCAGTTGAGAAATTAGAGGATAAGCAGAACACAGGCACTATAGGTCAGATTGGCTTTGGTGTTGGTGATTATGCAACTCGTGCGTTAATTGGTAGTTTGGGCGGTGGCGTAGTTGGATCGGCCGCATTAACAGGCACGTCCGAAACCAATTATAAATACACTGACTTGACCAATAAAGGCGTGGATAGCGGCACGGCTGCAAAGGTGGCTTTGGTGGATGGTGGTGTTGCTGCGGTATCAACGGTATTGCCGATTTCATACGGCTTAAAAGGTGTTGGTGGTGTAGCAAAAGATGCCGCTTTATCGATTGGTGGCGCAACTGCTTTATCCACCGCAGGGCAAGCGGCAAGCGGGGGAATACTTCAATCAGGGGGTTACGACAAACAAGCCAAAGAGTATCAAGTCACTGGTCAAAGTATTGGAACTGACCTTGCATTAAATGCCTTGTTGTTTGGTGCAGCACGTGGCTATTCGCATTATGCGGATAAGCAAATTCAGCAAGAACTTGAGACATTAAATAAGGATGTAGATCAGAAAGCAACGGTGGTGCAAAGTGCGCTGGCAGTCAATCGGATGGAATTTGACGATGCTGCAAGTCCTGTAAAGTCAGCCGCCCCAGTGCAGCAAAATAACCATCTTAAAAACCTAAACCATGCCACAGAAAACCTGAAAGCTGGACGACCAGTGAATGTGATTCATGAAGTCAAAGGTGAAGAAAAGCAAAAGCCTGTAAATTATGAATCTATGGCTTTACCGACCAATGCAAAAACAATTGCACGTAAAGCACAGCAAGAGGGTATAGACCCAAGTGTTGCATTAACGATTAGTCATATTGAAACAGGCGGTTCATTTAGTCATACAGCTAAAAATCCAACATCAACAGCGCATGGATTATTTCAAATTCTCAATAAAACTTGGAAAGGTCAAGGCGGCGGTGATCGAACCAATGTGGATGAGCAAATTAAACAGGGCTTAAAACATATTAAGAATGCCAATGCATCTATGCGTAAAAGTCTTGGACGTGAACCAGTAGCGCATGAACAATATTTGGGTCACTTACTTGGACCAGGGGTGGCAGCAAAAGTTTTAAAGGCTGATCCTAATGCACGACTGATTGATGTTGTGCGCAAATACGATTCTGAGAATGCCAATGCCATTGTGAACAATAACGGCATGTCTGGCTTAACGGTGGGGCAAGCGATCGGTAAATGGCAAACTAAGTGGAATAGTTTAAGCTCGCGTTATGGCGGTAATGGAACAAGTACAGCCGTTGGCATGGACGGCTCAAGTTATGATGTGGCAGCAGAAATACGTCCACTGTCTGAATTGATTACGTCCAACGATGCGCTCTATGGGGTGAATCCTAATTATCCAGCAGAGCTACAGCCACGTGACCGTACACGTGCAGCGTCACGCCAGCAGATTGAAAGTATGGCAAATGATCTACGCCCTGAATGGTTAGCAGATTCGCCTAAATTATCCGATGGTGCGCCAATTATAGGTTTGGATGGTGTGGTTGAATCGGGCAACGGTCGCACATTGGCGATTGGCAAAGCCTATGCAGAGGGCAAGGCGGATGCATACTTAAAAATGGTCAATGACTATGCTGCAACTCGTGGCATGGATATTTCAGGCATAGATCAGCCTGTATTAGTGCGTACACGCTTAACTGATACTGACCGTGTGCAATTCACCAAGTTAGCCAATGAAGCTGATGTAGCGCAATTCAGCGCACCTGAGCGTGCTAAAACCGATGTTGACCGCTTACCCGATGCCTCACTTATCAATGTGAATAATGATGGCTCAATCAATCTTGATCAAAGCATGGGCTTTGTACGTGGATTTATTGACCAATTGCCGCAGTCAGAACGTGCAAATATGCAAACACCTGACGGTCGATTGTCTCAAGATGGTAAACGCCGCATTGAAACCGCTTTGGCGCAAAATACTTATGGCGACGGTAATTTGGTTGCTCGATTGTCTGAGAATTTGGACGATGACAGTAAGAATGTTTTGAATGCTTTACTACGTGCATCGCCGCAATTGTCGCAACTTGGCGGACTGGTCAAGCAGGGTGGTCGGCATGCCAATACGATTGCAACAGACTTGGCACAAGCAGCGCAAAAATTGAGTGATATTAAAGCCAGTGGTCAAACAGTACGTGATTATTTAGATCAAGGTCAGTTAATTGATGACGGTTTGAGCGTAGGCGCACGTGATTTCTTAAACGTATTTGATGCCAATAAACGCAGTGTCAAAGCTATTGGCGAGCATATTCAAAGCAAGATTGATGAAATTGACAGCATGGGCGACCCAAGACAGGGGAGCTTGTTTGGTGAAGAATTAACACAGGTAAAATCGGTACAAGATCAAATTGTTGAAATGCTCAGCAACTCAAGCAAATACGGTGCTGATTATATCAACGATGCTGCAAAAGTTGCCGCAAGTGTTTATCACTCTACAGCTAAAAAAATGGGCATCACGGCGGATGAGCTTTTTGCACGCTTTCCGATGCGGATTGCAGATTTAGATCAATCTAATTCTACTTACAAGCAAAGCACCCTAGAGCGACAAGAGGTTGATGCTGAAAATCCGAATATTTATCACCAGTCCAAAAGTGGCGTTCAAAGTCTTGATGATTTTGAGAAGCAAGCCAAGGAAATAGGCGTAGCAGTATCAGTGCATGAGAACGGCGATATCATAACCCTAAGCAAAATTGTTGTTTCGCAAAACGAACGCGGCACAGGCAAAGGTAGCAACCTAATGCAGCAGTTAATTGATTATGCCGATGCGAATAGTAAGCATATTGCATTAACGCCATCTGGTGATTTTGGCGGGAATGTTTCAAAACTAAAAGCGTTTTATAAGAAGTTTGGTTTTGTTGAGAATAAAGGTAAAAACAAGGTATTCCAAACATGGGAAACAATGTACAGGGAGTCTGCCGATAAAACCTTGCATCAAGACGGCACGCGCGGCTCTATCACTTTTAGCCCCGCTAAAGATGGCTCAACAATTACGCTAAACAAAGATGCCGATTTCTCTACCTTTGTGCATGAGCTTGGGCATCATTTCTTAGAAATGCACATGCAGCTTAAAGAGCAAGGGGCATTGCCGCAAAACCTAAGCAAAGATATGGATGTGGTAATGGATTGGGCGGGGTTATCTGGTGCTAAATTTAAGGATTTAACGCCTGAGCAGTCACTAAACTTGCATGAGAAATTTGCCGAAACTTTTGAGCAATATTTATCTTCTGGCAATGCACCAACGCCAGAGCTTAAAGATGTGTTTAACCGGTTTAAATCTTGGATGATACAAGCCTATAAAACTTTGCAATCATTAATCATGCAAACGCCTAGAGCAGAGTTATCACAAGACATTGTTGCTGTAATGGATAGCATGCTTGGGGCTGAGCAAGTGCGCGTGACTTCGTTGTTTGACGATGTTTTGGAAGGAGATGCGGTGGCGAATACCATCATGCAAAATCCTGATCAGCATATCAGTGTGACTCGTTATGATCCTGATGGCAATGCAGAAGAAATTACCATGACTTTGCGTGAACGCTTGGATGAATTAGAAGCTGAAGCGAAACAAGCGGAACAAGACACACTTGCCACACAAACCGCAATTAGCTGTGCTTTACAGTTTGGAGAATAATTAATGAAAGAACAATGCAAACAAGCTGTAGCGCAAGCACTAGGCAAGGCTTCATTAAATCAACAGGAAGCAAAGCAAATCGAACAGCGCATTAAAGATGCGATGAAATCCTTGGCTAAAAAAGACCTTGATGCTTGGCGTAATTTATCTGAATCTGAAAAGCTGATACAAGCCAGTGAGCAGGTTGCAATTGATATTCAAGTGCAATTAAAACGCAAGCATAAAATCGCAGCGCATGACATTCTCACTCAATCTAAAAACTTGGCACAGCTTGACCATGCAACTTTATCAGCCAGTGAAGTTGTAGACCGCATGGTTGCACCGCATGGTGATATGTCGGGAGTTCAATCATTGGATTCAAAAGCACGTGCAATTGCAGCTATTTACCGTGGTGACTTGGTTGACTTCTACACCAACATTAAAGGCGGCTTAGGTGTATTTACTGACAAGGATTTAGTTCAAAAAATTGTACGTGAACGCTTTGGTCAAGATACTGGCGATGCTTTGGCTAAAAAAATATCCGACAAGATGGGCGATGTATTTGAGGGGATGCGTGAACGCTTCAATCGATCAGGCGGTGATATTGGAAAGCTTGATGATTGGGGTTTACCGCAAACGCACAACCTAGAAAAAATTGCAGTAGCAGGTAAACAAGCTTGGGTAGATAAAGCTGAGAATCTGATTGATACATCAAAGTACGTGCATGAAGATGGTACATTTTATTCACAGCAAGAAATACGTGATTTACTCGAATACTCGTTTGATACGCTCACAAGTAACGGCGCAAATAAAACAGAAATAGGTCGTCAATCATTTGGTGGCAATTCAAAAGTAACCAGCCGTCATTCTGAAAGTCGTGTGCTGCATTTTAAAGATGCTGATGCCTGGCTAGATTATCAATCTGATTTTGGTGGTATGCCTTTTGTGGACTTGGTGGAAGCACACGTAAACGGCTTATCTAAAGATATTGCACTTGTAGAAAGTCTTGGAAGTAGTCCTAAAAATGCCATGCGTATTTTAATGGATGCAGCAGGAAATAAAGATTGGCTCAAAGGTATAGATGCGAATAGCACAGGAAAGTCACGTAAACGCGCACAAACGATGTTTGATGAATTTACAGGGCAGAATACACCACAGTCCGAAGTGCTAGCCAATTTAGGCTTGGCGTATCGCTCTATGAACGTTGCAGCTATGTTGGGTGGTACAACTCTATCAAGCATTACAGATCAAGCTATGATTGCCAAAACTGCTTCGATTCACAATATTGCTTTTCGTAAAACATTCGGTGAATTGCTCACACAGTTAAACCCAAAAAATAAAGAAGATCGGGAATTAGCACACAGTTTAGGTTTGGCCACTGAGGAAATGCTCGGCTCTATCAATCGTTGGGCTGATGATGGGTTGACTTCTGTACATGGTAAGTCGCAAAAACTGGCACGTGTGTCGAGTGGCATAGCATCTCAAGTTATGCGTGTATCTGGACTGAATGCTTTAACAGCCGCTTCAAAAGTTGGCTTTACTAAAATGCTGATGGAGAAATACGGACGTTTAAGCCGTGATAAAGCATGGTCTGAATTGAATACCAATGACCGTGAAATGATGGAAAAAACAGGATTGAGTGAACGAGCGTGGGAAGTCATGCGCTTGGCTGAACCTGTGATTGATAGAAAGGGCAATCAGTTGATGTCAGCACGATCTATCTATGAAATTCCAGATGAGCAATTAACCAAGTTTGGAGACCCTCAAAAAGTCAAAGATGAAGTTGCTTCAAGTTTTCAAGCCCACTTGTTAGATGAGCAAGGCATGGCTGTAATTGAGGCTGGGTTACGTGAAAGAACATTCATGGCACCTGGCATGAAAAAGGGAACAGCTATGGGTGAGATTGTAAAATCCATGCTGCAATTTAAATCGTTCTCGGCAGCCTTTTTAATGCGTCATGGTTCTCGTGCAATGGCTCAGAAAACAGTACAAGGTAAAGCTACTTATGCTGCTTCATTGATCGCTATGACCACAGTTTTAGGCGGTTTGGTTGTTCAGTTAAAAGAGCTGGTAAATGGTAATGATCCTTCTGAAATGTGGGATGGTGAAAAATGGTATACAGCCGGTATTGATTCAGATTTCTTCAAACGCTCATTTGTGGCAGGTGGTGGCTTGCCAGTTTTGGGAGATATTTTAGTTGCTGGTACTGATACCAGTGGTCGTGATGCAACCGACTTTTTAGGTGGGCCATTCGGTTCGGACTTCAAAACCATATTAAATTTAACAGTAGGTAACGCCACTCAAGCAGCCAATGGTATTGACACTAATGCAGGCAATGAAACATTTAAATATTTGAAAGGAAAAATACCTGCTCAAAACTTGTGGTATACAAAAGCTGCAACAAACCGTTTAATTTTTGATGAATTTCAAGATATGATTGCACCTGATTACCGTCAAAAGCTGCTACAAAAAGCAGAAAATGAACACGGTCGGACGCGTTGGCTAGGCGATGATTGGGGTGACATTCAGGCGCCTGATTTTGAGAGGGTTGTGGATTGATTAACTGGAAATACAAAGATAAATATTATTATTTTGATATTGTGCCGGCGCTTGGCATTATTGCGTTTTTATTTGGTGCGCCTGCTCTTACTATGTGGGGAAATAGCATTAATATTAATTGGCTTTCACCTTGGAATCTTATTGTTGTTACTTTAGCTATTTATTTGATTTATAAAAACTGCATCAATGAATACGAACCATATTATTTTGATGCTTCAGGCAAAAAAGTTATTGGTGAAAAACCAAAAGATTAAACACCCAACAAAACGCACCACAAACCCTCGTAGATTGTTGATATATACGAGGGTTTTTATATGTCTATCGAAAAGAAAGTTGGTCACTTAAAGCCTGAAACAAAAGAAAAGCTTGAGCTTTGTTTGGAAATGGCAGCGGCAGATACCGTTGATTTAATGACAGAGGCTTACAGCAAAGACTTGTTTGATAAAGAGGGGCGTGGCGATAAAGTTTGGCTGTATAAGGGTGCTAAAGAAGCCTTGACCTGTATGGAAAAACTCAAGCGCATTCTCAATGATGATGAATTGTCTGTGGGCGACCCAAGTAATCGACAAATTACGCCTGAGATGCAGGCAGCAAAGATATTGGAGTCTGTGGCTCAGAAGCTAGAAGAACGTAAACAGCGTCCAAGTTAAGCCATGATTCAAGTCAGCTTTGCTGCGTTCTATCTCGTTTATGCTGAAACGCTTAACTGGGTCGTTCCTGATTTCCATTTAGATGTCTGTGATTTTTTGGAGGATTACGGCACGCTTGGCTTATTGATGATGCCTCGTGGTCACGGTAAATCAACGATTCTTGATATTTATAACGCATGGAAGCTTTATAACAATCCTAATCATTTAATTCTACATCAAGGT